TAGTTAATTCTATTTACAATTAAATTGCTTTTAGAATTTGTTGGATTTATGCCAATGATTAGCGTATCGATAGTTTGGAATTTTTTAATGAAAATGTTTATTTAATCGCTTATGGTGATGATAACGTTGTTAATGTTTCTGATTATGCAGCTGAATTTTTTAATTAAATTACTGTTACTGAGCACATGAAGAACATTGGGTTGACTTATACAAGTGAAGTAAAAGATGCTGTTAATACGCCTGCAATACGTAAATTGTCCGATGTTACGTTTTTGAAGCGTGGCTTTCGTTATGAATCTTCGTTGGATCGTTTTGTTGCACCTATTGAGATGAGGACTATTTTAGAGTTACCTTATTGGAGAAGGTAATCTATAGTTATGGAGTAGACCACACATGATAATTTTGAGTAAGCTTGTGAAGAGCTTTCACTTCATGGAGATGAAGTTTTTAATAAGTGGTTTTCAATTTTTTCTTCTGTTTATTTTGATAAAATGAAGAATGTTCCCAACTTTCGGAACAGGAGCTAATATGTTGTAAAATGTGTTAGTCGTCTTGATCATTACTGACGTGCTAATACACATGCTGTTTTCTTGCAATTTTCTTCGGCCTTAAGGAAAGCAGTGAATGGACCCACGTTGGAATAGGCGTACCTATTTAGGTTTAAAGACCAAGATCGCCTGCCAGCAGCCCTGGCTATATCTAGGTCACCCGAAGTGCCCAGGGGCCGTTTGAGTTGACGCCCTGGTAAGAACCAGACTTCCTACATTCTTTGAAATTTTAAAGGCAGTTTTAGAAGCCTAAAATTCTATTTACACTGTAATTAGCAATTATATTGCTGATTACCCGCCTGAGTCGGACACTTAAGACGAGTTGATTGCTGAATCTCATAATTTTAAGAGTTAGAAAGTTAAGCCAACTAGGAAGATGGACAATATTATTCGTGCTGAAATGAATGCTGGAGCTAAGGAGTTCCAGCCTGTGCCTTAAATGACTGGTATGTCAAATAATTTTTCACCATAGGACAATTTTGATGTTCATGTTCAAGCTCCTCCACAAAAGTAGACTGTAGATAATACTGACACTAATGTGAGAGCCACTGAACAGGATTTAGTTGCCATGTAAGATGGTACTACTGGTATTGTTGATACAGCTATAGCTACAGTTAATCCTGTATTCAAGCCCACCGATTTGGATGCCTAGTATTTAGATACTGGAGGCACTGGGTATGTTTAAGGAATAAAGGATTTTTTAGCTAAGCCTATTAACATTGCTACTTTTTCTTTTGGTGCAGGAACTACGCCTGCTTAGAACCTTTAAAATATTACTTTGGATACTGCTACTTTGTTTAGTACCAGTTTTCCAATGTGGTAAAATAAAGTTTCTGGTTTTTTAGGCATTCGTGCCAAAATTAGATTACGTTTATAGGTTAATGCCAACCCTTTTTAGCAAGGTAGGCTTATTTTTGTTTATTAACCCATGTTGCAGTATTAAACCACTGCTTTCAATCGTACTGGAGATTTGACTTGTATTACTTAGTTACCTAATGTTTAGTTAGATATTACTTGTGATAGTGAGGCTACTTTAGAGGTGCCTTATATTTCGCTTTAATCTCATGCCAATTTTGGTAATAATGAAGGTGGTTGGGGTGTTTGTGGCGTTTACGTTTACATTCCCTTTGCCACTGGTACTGGTTCTACTAATGCTTAGTGTACCATTTGGTTATCTTTTCATGAAGTAGAATTGGTTTGTCCAACTATTCCAATTTCCAGTATTGCTTTAGCCGCTCGTTAAGATGAAGTTATTCATGCTTAAATGGCTGGTATTACTCGTAAGGGTAAATCCAACGTTTAGGAAAGTGAAGCTGAAGCACCACCTGGACCCATTTAGACTATTCTTGGTCACGCACATTCAGTTTCTGTTGTGCTTGAGAAGATTCCTTTATTGTCCAGTTTTGCTGGTCCAACTAGTTGGGCTTTAAATATAGGTAAAAATTTGGCTTCTATGTTTGGTTGGTCCAAACCTGTTAATACTTTACCAATCGTTAGGGTGAATAGAACTTTTGGTTAGTTTTAACAGAATGCTGATGGTTCGGATAACGTTTACAATTTAGGTATGATGATGGAGAACAAAATCCGTATTATGCCTGAATTTGGTGGAACCGACGTTGATGAAATGTCCATTGATTATGTGAAGTCAATTAGTACTTATATTACTTAATTTAATTTCACCCCAACTAATGTTGCAGGTGATGTTATTTATACATCTACTCTTAGTCCTACCTCTTTTTTTACTACGTATCCACGTGGTATAACTTTTACTCCTGTTAATTATTTAGCTGATGTTTTTTAATATTATAGAGGTGGTTTTATTTTTAAATTTAAGTTTGCAAAAACGGAGTTTCACTCTGGTCGTTTGCAATTTTGTTTTGTACCTGGTTTTTTGAATAGATAGGGCGGTAATATTGCTGCCACTTACTCATCTACCGCTATGTTGGATATGGATTACGTTCATCGTGAGATCATTGATATACGTTGTGGTAATGAGTTTGAATTTTTTTGTCCTTATGTAAGTTTTTCACCTTATTTACGAGTAGATTAGTCTTTTGGAAAGATAGTTTTACAAGTAATAAACCCACTTAAGGCACCAAGTACATGTTCTAGCACCATAACATGTGCCGTTGAAATTCGTGGTGCTAATGACTTAGAGTACTTTTAACCAAGAGTACCCGGTTATTTTCCAACAACAACCAATATATTTTCTGCAACTATGGCTGCAAGCGTCCCTTTATAGAATTCTGATGGAGATGAAATCTCCTTAGATGAACATTAAGATTGGATAGATGCCTAAATTCCTGAATTAAGGTATCCATAGGTGAAGAATTTTGAGGAACTTGAAGAAGCTCGACGTACTTACATGAAGTATGTTGATCCTCCTGAAGGTGTTGAACCATAGGATATAATTCGTGCTGAGATGAATATGTCCTAAAATGCACAAACTTAATCTAGTTCCAATTATGCTGGTAATGCTACCACTGATTGTTAGGAACCTAGAGATAGTTCGTGCAAAATCACTGAGTTGAAACCTGTTGGTGACAGCTCACAATCCCCTTATATAACCAAATTTGCTGAATATTGTGTGGGTGAATAACTTCATTCACTTAAGTAATTAGCAATGCGAGGAGTTTGGTTAGACACAACTTAAGCGACCGTTTCTATGCGGCCGTTTTAGTTGGGTTGTATGCCTAATACCGCTGCTACACCTAACCCTAAGGATTATTATTCTTTTGTAGCAGCTTTATACGCGTATTCTCGTGGAGGGGTGATAGTTCGGTTTGAAAATACTTAAACAGCTACTAATGTTTAGAAGCTTCTTTTGAGTAATGATTACACAACAACTACTACCCCGACAGTAACAGACGACAATTTTTAACCTAATATTGTCGAAAAAGGGTCAGATAATCTTATTAGTATGTACGTACCTTAATATCTGAC